TGCCATGACGCCGTTAAAACGCAGGTCGTAACGCGCCATAAACTGCCGCGCCGTCTTCATTGAATCCTTGTCAACCAAGGCCGCCGTAATCCCTGCGGATCGCGTTAATAGATAATATGCAATATCCGCAAAATTATCGCTACTTTCAACCGCTGAATTGCTGATGTTCTCAAGCCGTATGCCTTCTTTAACAAAGACCTGCGCTTGGTGATCAAATACCCCCCAAGGTGCATTGCTTGGCAAAGAGCCTTTTATAGACAGTGTGCTAATACCGCTAAATGACCCGCCCGAGCCTGTCGCCGGCTTAACCACTGTTTCACCCGCTTTTGTCACCGTTGCAAGTGTGATCCGCAATGCTGGCTGGGCAGGCCACGATTTTGAGATATTTGTCACGCCAGTGGAAGTGCCACATGTACTTGAAGTGTCGGCTTGAATAATGCGTATTGTTAACCGCGAAGGAGCAGAGGGCGCATTGGCGCCAAATGTCAGCCCCTCATTAAAACTCCATTGGCAGAATACTGGGCTAACGGTTCCCCACTGAAAGACTTGCACCCCGTTGACAAACTGCTGATACCTGTACGCGATAAAATCTCCAGTCATAGACCCATCAGGCGGCCTATTTGTGTTGCTAAACAAATGTATGCTTCCCGTCCGGTCAACAGTATTCTCTACTGTGTAGTCAAAGTAGTTACAGCTCCTATTGTTTATTGTCATTGTGCCAACGCTTGAAGGCACGACCCATATAACGCTGGTGTCGGCAACTGTCACGGGCCTTGAGGCCATCTTGTACGAATAATCCCAGCTAGGGATAGACCCGTACCTTTGACTTAGCTCGCGTCCGCTAAAAGCCGTGAACTCATAACCACCTCTGTATATTTGATTTTCGGCTATTGGGCCAATTTCTCCCTCGCTAATAACTAACGCTGTCGTAAAGCGTTGATACTGCAATTCAGCCGAATCAGAGCCCAAACGCACCGCTGGCGGACTGATCCATACCCCGCCGCTCTTGTCCGACGCTCGATATTTGGCTACAACGATTGGGATTGGTTCGCCAAGCGCTACTACTGATTGCTGGCTTGTCGCGTCGCTGTTTAACAACGCTTGCGCAAACGTCCATTCGTCTTTTGGCGGCGCCGGTCCCTCTGGCGCAGGAACTGACACGACCCCATGGCTGGGTCGACTGCTTAAGCTTACTGACCTCATACAAGCTCCTTATCGCTTAGATGGTGTTCCAACCAAGGCTGTCGTAAATTTCCTCGGAGGCGCTTGCGCACCCGTCCCGCTTAACACGGACCCAATTAACAGCTCAACAGAAGAAGAGTCATACGCTCCCCCAATTATCTCGCCAACGAACTCAGCCACCGTCAAAAAAACCGCCGGCACCCCTCCTCCCGCAACTGGGGTGAACTCCTTCAGCTCTAATGCCACGAGCCAACCCGCTGGGCCGCCAATCGCCAACAGGTCGATCGCTTCAGAAGATATTGGCATTTGCAGCCCGACCCTTTCTACACCGCCAAATGAACTACTTACTAATGAGTCGGACATAAACGGCAAGAATTGATGCCCCGCAACACTTGTCTGCGGCCAGTAATTTTGATGCCGCCTTCTTACGGCAGTGTAATTAGGCTCCCATACCGTTGCAAAGGTGACAAGGGCAGTTGTCATTGCAAACCGATGCTGCGACGCAGGCGAGGATCTGATTGCAGTCTAGTCAAAGTCATGTCCGACGCTTGAGAGGCTACTGACTTGACCGCTCCCAGCATATCGTCCTTGGATACATAGTCTTTATCATCAAGCCGCATCACCGGGCCAGTTGTGATGCTGACGTTGGTTTCTATTTTACTTGACCCGCCGCCTGTGTATTTATGCCAGTCTGCCATAGCGGACTTGTTGGCCTCGGCTGCTTTGCCTTTGTTATACGCCTCAGCCTCTTTAAGGAAGCTGTTGAAAATTTCCCAGTATTTCTTGCCGTTAGCATCACGCATCCCTTCTTTTTGGTTGTATTGATTCATCGCTTCGTAGAAGCGACCCATGAAAGCGCGGTTGCTACCAGCTTCGCCAAATGCAGCTACACCATTGCCGACACCAGCGCCCTGTGACCCCATTGCCTGTGCAGCGCTCGCCAATTGCTGTGCAGCGCTCGCCGCTTGCTGTGTAGCGCCTGCCGCCCTTGTCATTTCATTGGCGTATTGACTAGCTGCACCTGCAGCGGCTTGGGTATTCTTGGCCGCTACATTGACTTCATACGCGGCCTCTGCTGCAGCAACCCTGCCGCGATATGTAGCCTTAGCGGCACGGTCCTGCGCTTCCGCCACCTGATTGGCAACTTTGAACTGTTTTTCAGCCAGTCCTACCGCTTCGCGTTGCGCGTTCAAAGCTGCATAATGCTCCTTCGTTACAGTCTTTTGAGCGATTGCGAGCTGGACGATTGCGTAGATCTCACGCTCTTTCAGTCTTGCTGATTCAACTGCAATTCTTGACTTCTGTAGTTCGGCTTGGATCTGCGCCTGAGTTGCCTTAAGCTCTAACTCGGCGTTGCGTGCAGTGATCTGGTAAATCTGCTGTGCTGCCCTCACCCGCTCCTGCTGGCTGGTAGCGGCTTGCAGTTGCCGCTGCGCTTGATCGAGCAACACCTGATTCACAGCCTGCTCAGCCTGCAGCCGTGCTTGTGTGACCTGCAACATTCCGTCTACTGCAGACGTTTGCACTTGAGCCTGCCGCTCGGCTGCCGCTGTCGCATCTTGAATGGCTTTTGTTACCGCTTCCTGCTCTACCCTTAACTCTTTAGCAGCTTCCTTGGCGTCTTTAATCGGCTGCGGGAGACTGCTGTAAGCATCCTGCTGCTTTTCGATTTCAGCAGTCATGCCAGCCATTTCGGCAGACGCTTCCTTCTGCAGCTTCCCAACTTCTTGGCCGACCCCATCAATGGTGTCGCTCAAAACCTTATAAGCCCCAGCAGCCGCAATAGCTGCCGCACCCACCAGGAACATCCCCTTACCAGTCAGGCCAATCAGAAATGCCTTTGCCGCCGCTGCCGCGGCAATCGCCTTCTGAAGAGCCTGAAACGCCTTCACCACAGTGAAGACAATCGCTACCCCCGCGCCAAGCTTCAGCAGTCCATTCACGATCGCCACAATCGCGGTCTCGTTCTGCTTCGCCCAGGTAGCCACTGCCTGAAAACCCTTCGACAAGAGCAGCGCCGCAGCACCCATCTGCTGCATGATTGCCAAAAATGCCGGCGCCAAGGCAGCACCAAGCTGAACGCGCATTTCGTCGGCATAACGCGCCACGTCCGCCATCGTGGTTTGCTGCTTCGTCAGCGCACCATTCAGGTTGTTAGCTCCTTCAACGGAGCCAGCCAACGCCTTATAGAGCACATCACCCGTGATCTTGCCCTCTTGAGCCATTTGAGTTAGCGCGCTACGGTCGGCATCTGCCGCCAGCGCAATCGCATCCAACAACTGCGGCATCCGCTCCGCGATGATCACAAACTCATCGCCGTTTAGCTTGCCCTTGCCTAACGCCTGGCTTAGCTGGAAGAACGCGCCGGACGCTTCCTCTGCTGCCATGCCTGACTGCTTGGCAATGACGTTAAAGCCGGTATAGATCTGATTGATCTCTTTCAGACCATAACCAACGCCCTGCAAGCGGCCGTACACATCACCGAGTGCTTTGGTCGCTTCGGTTTGCGTGATGCCAAACCGCTGCGATGCAACGGCTGCCATCTTCAACGACAGTTCATACTCCTGCGCCGAACCCGTCAGGTTGCGCAATCGTGTTTCGGCTACGTCTCGGCCAAACGCGGCATCGAGACTGCTCTTCACAAGAGCGATAGCACTAACCGTTAGCCCCAGCTGCGCGGCAAGGCTGGCAAACTTGGAGCCCAGTCCATCAACCGCCCCAGCCGCCTTGTTTGTCGTCCCATCCGCGTCAGCAAGTACTTTTTTGTAATGCTCAATTTCTTTTGAGATGAACTGGTATTCCTTACTGCCAATCTCTAGCCTGCCTTTCAGCTTTTGCAGCTCGGCTATGTGCTTGTTGATTGCACTGGTGGTATTAGCGACGGCACCGTGAAACTTCTGAATGTTATTGGCTGCGCCCTCAATGCCGCCCTGCGCAGCCTTGGCTGCGCCCTCAACTTTTTTCAGACCCGTGGCCATTTCGTTAATGGCTGCGCCACCCAGTGCTCTTACGACAAGATCAATGCCGTACTGGGCAGCCACGTTTACAGCGCATCGTTAAAGCAAGTCTACCGACGACGACTGCGCCGCTCCATTTCCTGCTGTTGCTCCAGTTGATACCCGAGGTATCCCGTCCATAACAGCATCTCCT